GCACACCAAAGTTCAAGAACGCAGTTGAAGCTTATAAATGGCACAAGGCACAGCAGGTCAAAAAGTAAATCAAAATGGTAGTGCTCCGATAATCATTCCGAGCATTACATAAGCGCCCCCAAGAAATGCTCCTGCAACCATTGCTTCGACAACCTTATTGGACATTGAAGCAAGCCAAATAGCAAAAATGATTCCAGCAGGCAAAATAAATTCTGGATATGAAGCCATTAGAATGACTGCTGGAACCAAAATCATAAGAGCCATCCCAATCACAAAAAGAGCAATAAAAATATCAAATGCATCCCACTTCTTCATCTCTGCCTCCATTTACACTTACATTTTAACAGGGCTATGTCTGTAGGTCAAGTCATTTTTTTAATGCGCTACAGGCATATCACAGGCCGCTTAAAAGTCTACTTTACGTCAACTACATAAGTAGGGAGCAATAATAAAATGTCTAAACCTAAAACTTGTAATAAGCCACGCAGGATTCGTAAAGGCGAGCCGGGTCATGGCAAGAAGAAGTTTGTCGTAAAAGCATGTCAGAACGGAAAAGAAAAAACCATTCGATATGGTGATGCTAAGATGAGAATAAAAAAGTCTAATCCCAAGCGTCGTAAGTCTTTCAGAAAACGTCATGGATGCGATAAGAAATCTACAAGAGCAAACAAACTAACGGCCAAATATTGGTCATGCAAGAAGTGGTGATATATGAGAATCTTTAGATTGTTTTTAGGTGATGAGGAAGATGAGGAAGATATTGTTCCTGAATTGGTAGAATCATCTGCCCCTATGGTGCAGGCTGGTTCTCCATTTATGTATGAAATAAATATTCCTGCACGTTTACCAAATGAGCCACCTGAAGAAAAAATAGATGTTGCAAGAGATATTGAATATTATTCAAGATTATTTGAAGAGCCTTTTGATATTCAAGCAACACCACAAGAAAGAATACCTGCTACAGTTCATGCTCTTGTTCAGGAACATGGAATTGATAGACCGGGTAGTTTTGATTATATGGCAACACAAGCCACTGAAGGTGATGTTAGACGTTCTCTTACAGAAGCAAGAGAAGATTTAATAGAAGAAGGTGTTGAAGAACCAGACCAAGTAGAAGTTAACCGGAGAGCTTATCAGCTTAGACTACAGCCCGGTTACAATACTGGTGCAGCAGTTGGTCTTATGCAAAGACAAACAAACAGTACCGCTCAGGCTGTTGACTTTCTTAGGCGTAATCCAAACTTTAGACAACAAGCATTAGAAGCCACATTGGGTGGAATGTATGATGATGTTGATTATAATATTTTAAGTGGCTTAATGGAGAAGATTGCTGAACTGGATTCAAAGCCTACAGCAGATTCAGATATTGTAAAACAAATTCAAGCTATATCTGCTTCTGGTTATTATCCATTTGTAGATGCTTTAATGTCTATGGCTGAGACTGCTTCTCTCAGAAATGTTAAATCTGCTTATGAAACTTTATCTTCTTCAGAAAGTCCTACATACAGAATGATAACTGACTTTCAAAGGTCAGCAGAACTAACAAGACAAGAGCCAGATCCACAAGGCGTTATGCGTACTGTTGCAGATACAGAAGCACAAGGACAAATAACAACCCGTATGCAGAACTACGCTCAGAGATATTTAAGTGAAAGAACCGAAGGTTTTATTTTGGAAAATGATGAATAATACTTGACGGATTCTTTATTAATGAAAAAGGCGCAAGTTTTCCCTGCCCTATAATGAGATCCTTTTGGACACCTCTTTATTAAAATGGTGGAACAAACAAACAACAGAATCTTTTTAAGATTACCTGAAATTTATTTATTCTAACCATTTGAAATAAGGAGAAAAGAAAATGGCGATCTCTAATGATCTTCTCTCTTCGACCCTGTACAGTATTCGTGATACTGAGGTCGATGAGCTTTACAAGAAAGTTGCTTTCCTTGACGGTGTTCGTCGGGCTGGCGGCGTTGAGACTGAATCTGGTGGAATTAAGATTCAGCGACCTCTCTCGATTGCAGAGCATAGCACCATCACACAGCTTGCTACTGGCTATGAGCCTGTCTCTCTTGCTGTGAATGATGTTCTTCGTCCTGCTATCTATGACTGGGCCGATTTTACTGCCCCAATTGTTATCACTAAGAAAGAGGAAATGGAGAATAGCGGTGAATATGCTATTGTCAAGATCCTTGAAGCACGAATGAAGTCCGTTATGGGTATGCTTCGTCGTGAGCTTAACAAGCAGATTCTTACGAATGGTTCTACTGTTCTTACTGCTGTTAACACGCTTAACGGTGATTCTGCTGGTACTGGTTCTGCTACTGGTTTCCTTGAGCACGTTGCTACTACTGCACAGACCAACACCGTTGGTGGAATCTCTAAGGCAACCTTTCAGGTTCCCGGTTGGCTAAACCAGTTCCGTGATGCTGGTGGTACGCTTGCTATGAGCGACCTTTACGACCTTTACATCGCTGCCAACAGCGTTGCTCCATCTGGTGACATCTCTCATGTTATCATGTCTTCTGGCTGTCTTGCTGCTTATCGTAACCTTCTGTTCGCTCAGGAGCGTTTCGTTCAGACTGACAAGCTTGATGGTGGTCGCATGGGACTTGCTTTCAACGGTGCAGTTGCAGAGCAGGATCCTGAGATGGGCTTTGCTTCCTCTGTTGGTCCTCATCCTGTTTCGGCTTATATGCTTAACTATGATGGTATTAAGCTTTGCTTCCATAGTGAAGGCGATTTTGCTGTTTCACCTTTTGAACATGTTTCTGGAACTACTGCTCGCGCAGCCCAGCTTTATGTTAAGGTCCAGCTTCTCGCTGACTTCCTCGGCGGTCAGGGTGTCCTGATTGACGCTGGCTGATAAATAAACAAAAATACTAAAAAGGAGAAATACAAATGGCTACACAGACTGTTATTCAGTATCTTGAAGAAGAGCGTTACAGTTCTCTGCCCGGTGGTGCTTCTGAGCCTATCGGTCCAGAAACCATGAACCGTCGTCAGATTGAGACTTTCATTGCCAATGGTGCTATCACCGCTGGTGATGTTGTTGCTCATGACGCTACCAAGACTGGTGCTGACCGTGCCCTTTATGTGATTCAGGCTGCTAATGTTGCAACCGGAAACGGTCTTGCTTGCGGTGTTGCAATCACTTCTGCTGCTGGTGCTGGCGACAAAGTTGATGTCGTTATCGCTGGTTATGTTGAGGGTGTGAACTGTACTGCTGGTACGATTGGTGGTGCTAACATTCCTCTCTCTGCTGGCAAGACTGCCGCAGGCGAAGTTGACGCTTCTGCTGCTGGTGACCTTGCAGGCTGCTTTGCAGTTTCCGCAGAGGCTAAAGGTGCTACTACTGCTAACCGGGTCGCTGTCTTTGTCAAGAAGCAGTTCTGATAAAAAAAATAAAAAACATATCTAATATGTGCCCCTCTCTCCTAAGTGCTTTTGGGGAGAGGGGTTTTTCATACTTGACTTTTGCTTAACTATTGAGGTTTACAACATGGCAAATCTAAAAGCTCTCAGGGAAAAGATCAAAAACATTACTGATTATTCACCTGATTTACAACAATACAACGACCAACTGGATGAATTAATCAATGATGCCTATTTTTATATTTGGAATCACAAGCGGTGGACTTGGGCGACTAAAGAATATTATTTCAAGTTTATTCCCGATATGCTTCCCAGCCGTGATACCCTTACTGCTAATCCTGTTAATGCGAATGTAATTAAGGGTTCTCGTTCGGTTTCTTTTTCTGCTCCAATGGATAGACTTACAAGAATAGATTTTGAAGGTCAGCCAATAGAGATCCAGAACTATGAATACACAATCTCAAAAGTGATAGACACACAGACCATTCTATTGGATAAAGTTTTTCATGGAACCACAAATCCTGATGATGTATCTTGGAGAATCAAAAAAAGATATTATGATCTTCCACAAGATTGTATTGAGCTTCTTTCTTTGGCTCACAGAGATACACCAAACACAAATTCTGGAACAGGACGGTTCCCACCATATGGAAAGCTTATTGCTTTGATGCCTCGCAGAGATGAACAGATAAACCTTCGCATGGATTATGCTGCTTCTTATGCTGAAGCTTTTGTTTGGTCACCTTCGTTTTATGTTCCAGAAGCTTTTAAAGTTGGACTTAGTTCTGAATCTATTGAAGGCAATGATGGTTTCCCTGCAAATACACATTTAGAAGTTTGTTGGGCTTTTATGAGAGATGGACATGTTGGTGCCCTTTCAGAACCTCAGACAATACAGTTTGGAGCGCAGGGAACATTTAACTTGTTTATCGACTTTCTATCTTGGGATGACCAAGCTGTTGTTGCTGATACTTTTCAAACAAAAGACACACAGCCTTCTCAGTTTGAAGGACTACAGAAAATAGTTTTTTGGAATAGCAACTTTAATAGAGCTACTGGCGAGCGTCTTGGTTTACCTGTTTGGAGAACATTTAACAATCCCGGTGGTTCTGCTACAAGAAATACTTCTACTTATTTGGATTCTGTTAAAGGCGAAGACACAGATTCTTCTGTTACCATTTCAGCTTTTAACCAAATAGATCCCGGCAATAAAACTTATATTGAATATGATGGACAATATAACCGTATTCGTCCTTATCCTCGCGTTGATGCTTGGGATGAAGCAGTCACACAAGCTGCTGCTACAAATGATTATTCAAAAGTTCCTACTGATTTTCTAAGAGAAGCAGTTGCCAGATATTACTATAAGCCAGAGGCTCTTGGTTTCTCTACTGATTCTCCTCAGATGCCTTATGAAGTGCATCAGTTGATTGTCTACAAAGTTTTGGAAACACTTTACGACAAAGTTGGTTCTATATCAAATGCAGATAACTACCGTCGTCGTTTTGAAAAAGAAGTTAAAGACTTGCAGAAAAGATATGTTGACCATATTGATTCTATGGTTGTTAGAGGTCAGTTCCAGATTGGAGCAAAGAACAGACTGTTTGTTTATGATTATGCAAGCTTGAAAACAGGAGGCTGATAAATGGCTATCAAATCAAAGATAATAAAGTTTAAACAAGCCCCTGCTATTGACCAGAGATTTGTTGAAACATCTGGTGCAGCACAAAGTATCAAGAACTTCCGTATTGATCCTATGGGAGATGGTTGGCTTGCTGATAGGGGCTTAGAGCCGTGGAAAGACTTATCAGGGGCTCAGATTTTAGGTACAGAGGTTTCACCCTACCTTGATAAAAAAATAGATTCTTTGTATGTCTGGGCTCAACAGGGAACAGGTCAGGTTTATTATTTGTTTGAACAAGGTGGTGAGCTTTATTATCTTTGGGGAAATGCTGATTCAAGTTTGCCTCTTACTTTCTGGAGAGATAAAGAAACAATCGCTACTGGAAGACATATACCAAAGATAGGTGACCCCGGCACACAATATATTCCATTTGGTGACAGACTTCTTATTATTAATGGCTTTGATAAGCCAATCTGGTTTTATGGAAATAGGAAATATAGAGACTTTGGTTTCACATTACCAACACCAGAATTAGAAGTTCTTCCTATTCAGGTTAACTACAGAGATTTTCCCGGCTCAAGAGATCTAAAAAGAGGAACACATTCACCTACATTTACAACAGCAGTTCCCGGTCTTGGTGATAATGAACAAGATGATACTTCAGTTTTTTCTTACAAAATGACTTTTATTTCTGACACTGGCTCTGAAAGTCCTTTGGGTGCTGCTTCTCAGGTTTCTTGGACCAATGGTTCAACTGACGCAGAACAAGTTAGATATGGTGTTTTTATTAATGAAATGCCTACAGGAAGAAAAGGGATTGTAGCACGAAGAATATATAGAACCAAGAACCAAAGATTAGGCTTCAGTCCAAACGCACAAGACCAAACTTATTATCTTGTAAAACAAATAAACGACAACAGCACAACAGAAATAATTGATGTTGTTCCTGATGGTGCTCTTACTAATACTGCTCCTGAGCTAACTGCTTCAGAAGTTTTATCAACTACATATCAGTTTGCTGCTTCTTGGAACGGCAGGCTTTGGTTGGCTGGTGGTAAAAACCACAACACAAGAATCGTTTATTCTGATGCTGGACTTCCAGAACAGTTTGCTTCTTTCTCTTATTTTGATGTTGGTTCTACAACGGGTGGGCACATAACACAGATTTATTCTTTCTACAACAACTTACTTGTATTCAGAGAATCTGCTATTGATGTTATTCGTGATAACGGCGGTTTCTTTACTATCTCTCAGTTGACACCAGAAGTTGGTACAACTGCATCAAATACTATTTGCTATGTTCCCGGTGCTGGTGTTGTGTTTTTGACCAAAGATGGTCTTTATGCCATTAATGGTGGGTTGGATGGTGGTTCATCCATGTCTGTCAAGAAGATATCAAACCTTGTTGGCACCGAGATACAAAACATATCAATCGCAGCACTTCCTTCAGCAACAGCAGCTTATTCTAAAAAAGAAAAAGAATATTGGCTTCATTATGTACGCAAAGGAGAAGTTGTTCCAACAAGAGGAATTGTTCTTCACACTTATAACCAAACATTTTCTTTTAGAGGTGCTAACAACAAAGCTGACGAATATAAATGGTCTTTCTCAAAAATAACTACGGATGTTGACGGTAACTTCTTAATCGGTACGCTTCCTGACTGGCGTTCTGGTGGTACACCATCAATTCCAACAGCGGTTGGTGCAGTAGGAAGATTAGTTCATGCTCAGGTTTGGTCTGGTGCTCCTTATTGGGGAAAAACTTATACAGTTGCTTCTTATACCGGACAACCTTTGGTAGCAACCTATACTGGTGCCAATGATGCTTTACAAGAAAACATTTGGGAATCTAACTGGATGGACTTTGGTAATCCAGCAATAAAACATCGTGTGTTTTCTGTTGAAATGGAAATGGTTGCTTATGGTGATAACCTTGTAGAGCTTGATTGGGGATATGACTATGATAGCACTTGGTATTCTGCTGGTGGTCAGAAAATATCTAAACCAGAAAAAGTATTTACTGCCGCTGAAGATCCAGTGTTTGGACCATCAGACCCCACTATCACAAAAAATACATTTATCATTAACACTGATGCTATTAAGGGCGAAAGAAATGTTGTTATTCGCTGGGATGTTAATACGCAGCTTGCTGAAAGCTTCCGTTTCAGAATTAAACAAACAGCAGGCAAACCTTTTCACATATTAGGCTTCAGCATTAACTTTGATAGCAGAGAACAAATGGCACTAAATCAAAGAACAAGACTACAGAAAGGACAACCAAGATAATGGCTAAAACATTTACAGATGTTCCGATACATCAGTTTGACCAAGTTAAGTCTACAAATATTAGAAGAAATGTAGATAAGCATTTACAGGAATACAATGGCAAGTTAGATTCAAATAACATGCCTGTGCTTTCTGTTGGAGAAGATAACCTTGTAGGTGGCTCTGTTCCCTTCCCAGATAGCTCAGGAGCCATTAAAAAAATATCTTCAAGGTTTCCATCACAATCTTATTTTTTCACCCGTAGAAGCAACACAGAGGCCGGGAATGATATTTGGACACCAACAACTACAATTGATTTAGATGCTGATACTTGGGGTGCTGGTTTTAATAAACTAAACAACTTGGATTCAAACTTCTCAGGATATGAACTGAACTTTGATGCTGTTGAAGGTATGTTGGTTGGTTGTGCTACAATAGATTGGGAACACGGCAACCAAGTATTTCAAGCTTTAATTCAAACAGAACCCAATAATCTTTTTGGTCCTCTTGGACAAGGCTTTGATTGGTGGACTGAATGGGCTGTATTTGTTAACAATGTTCTTGTGTGTAGAAGCGGATTTATTTATCCAAGACGACATACAACACAGTTGCCATTTGCAGTTGCTTGTGGCTCACAAAATGTTCAGATTGATGTTCGTTGCCAAATAAATACTTGGAGAGCAAGCAATGACCCTGCTGCCGTTGGTTCAATGAATTCATCAGACTTTTATATATTCTCAGCAACAATCTGGGCAAGAAACCACTACAGGTGATAAATGACTATCGTAAAAACTTCATTATTAGAAAATGGTGACATTCCATCAGCAACGGACTTAAATGATCCATATGATGATGTTGCTACAACGTCTGCTGCCTTAGATGCAGATAACACAGCAAGTAACTGGATAACTGCTTTTCATATGGTCAATGGCTCTAAGCCTTGCAATAGATTGTTTGATTTTTCTTACGAAGGAACAACAGCAGATATTATTACATCTACAACTTATGTAACTGTTAATAATGTTGCTCCCTCAGAGGTAGCCATAGCAGAAAACTTCGATTTAAATGATGTTCTTCGTGTTGAATGTTCCGGCTTGGTAAGTGCAATTGATGTAAATGTTACTTATGATAATGCTCAGTCAGGACAAGTTAGAGGACAAGATAATTATTATGCTTTTCAGTTGTTGGCTACTTACAATGATG